CCGGCGGGGTGGCAGTTGACTGGCTATCCGGAAGCGGCGCAGGGGATGCCGTATTAGACTGGATGGGGGGGGACTGGGACTGGCTGGCGAGCCTTCACTCCGGGACACAATTTGTCGGAATGGATATGTCCGCGGCTGACCGACTGAAGCAGGATGAATATCTGAGTAAATTGCAAAAAGGCGAGATTGTAGTTCCCAGAGGCATTTCAGATGATGTTCGCAGCGGAGATTACAGCAGTTTTGCCGGATGGATGGGCGGGTCTATCGCAGGCACGGCGTTGGCCGGGGGTTATGGGGCAACGTCAGTATCAAACAGCGTGGGGAAAAACCTCGGATCGCAGCTGGAAAGCGCATTGGGCACAAAAGGATTTATGGCATTATCCGCATACGGTATGGGAGCAAGCTTGTCCCAGGTGGCCGATATGGCTTTGCAAGGCTCACTTTCGTCAGTGATAAGCTCGGCATGGGGAGCGGTTACCGAGGCGACATTAGATGCATTCGGCGCTAAATCATCCACATTATCAAAGGTAGGCGGTTTTGTCGGCGCCGGCGCGGGAGGAGTTGTCGGCGGAATTGGCGGTTCGATTGTTGGCGCGATACTCGGGCAGGTACTTGGTGCAATAGCCGATATGTTTGCCGTGCCTGTGGCTAATTTTTTTGGTTTTGACACATCGAATATGTCGGCTCGTTCAGGGTTTTCTTTATCCGGGCTTGCCACAAGCTATGGAAGTCCTTTTGAGTCGATGAATCTTGATGTTGCCAAAACACTCGGGCACGTAGCTCCGGACGTAGAAGCAGCGTTACAATCAATGGCACAAAACCAGGAAGCGCATCTTTCAGTCGGCGATCTGGGGTCGTATGGCGGTTTTTCTCCTGTAGGCATGACTGATTTTGAAGGCGGAATCGGCATGGGGCCTGGCACCTCAAGCGGCGCAGATCCGGCCGGTATAGGACCGGGTACCGGGTTTGGGTTCCGTTACGGCGGGATTTCCCGCGGTCCGGAATCCGGCTATACGGCCCGACTGCACGGCACCGAGCTGATTGTATCAGAGAAAAGGGATGTTCCGGTAAAAATATCCGGATCCAGCGACGGTGGCAATCTCCCTCCTGTGCAGGTCAATGTGGTTATAGATAGAAGAGTTCTGGCATCTGTCCTTTACAAGCAGAGCAAGGCGGGTGTGAAAATAATTCATGACCGGGGGCTGACAAATGTCTGACATCCTGTTTTTATACAATAATCTGCTTGATTCGGCAACTCTGACGGCGAGCTCCGCCGCAACAGGTTTCGCAGCAGACAATCTGAAAAATCCTTTCCGGACTAAATACTGGAAAACCGCCGGGGCAACCGCCGGAACCGCACAGCTTGTAATTGACCATGGTACAGCAAAAGATGTTAATGCCATTGCCTTGACCGGATATCCCGACTGGGCGGCTGCTCCGGGTACATTACAGGTGGAATTCAATGCGACTGATGCGTGGGGCGCGCCTTCGGCAACCGAAGCATTGACATGGACTGCGCCGACTACTCCGGGCGGAAATAAGGGAACCATTATCAAGAAGCTGGCTTCAACTCGAACATACCGTTACAACAGGCTTTCGGTTGTCAATGCGCCCGGCGATTGGAATCTCGGGCGGCTGTTTGTGGGAACTTATTTTGAACCGGCCAGAACTTACGGTTGGGGATATGGGGAAAGCGTCGTTGACCCTTCGTTAATTTCACAAACAATCGGCGGGCAGGATCACGCGGATGAAATAGAAAAATTCAGGGTTATAACTGTCAAGGGTCTTATCGAAACTCAGGCGCAATGGGTATTGTATCAGGCAATGCTCAATTCTATCGGGTCACATAAAGATATGTTTATCGCCTTCGATTATACCAACAATGCGGCAGAGCGAACGATATATGGGAAGTTCACGAAACCGCCTGCGATTACAAGGCCTTTTTATTTTGATTACGATTTTGAGTTCACGGAGGCTCGCTAATGGGAACCGAAACCACTTTCGCCGGACTTATTGCAAATCCGATATCTGAAAAGGTTTTTCTCTGCGAAGCAAAGCCGGGGGAAATGTTGCTTTCAGATGCCTTTACGCAATGGGCGGAGGGGTTTTTGTCTATTTATCCGCCTGCGTACAGCAGTGCTTATGTCAAGGCAACAGAAGAATCTAATGGATTTGCTGCATATCAGGCAACAAATCCAACGACAAGTTTAATTGGGGCTACAGGGGTTGTCCCTGGGGTCGCTTGGATGACTAATTACGGTACGGTAACAAACCAGAGCTTTCATTTTCAGCTGTCTATGGCCGCAGCGATAGCAAGAATTTATTGTGAAAATTTTCACACGCTCGGCGCAAGTACGGATAGAGGTGTTAAAAATTTTACCTTTTGGGGATCGAATACCGAGGCCGATTTTCTTGATACGGTTTATGCGAACGACGGCACATGGGTTGATATAACCGCCGACCTATCGGCTTCTCAGTTCGCACAGCACGCAGCAGCAAACGCCGCTGACCCTCAATATATTACATCTTCAAACGTAACAAGCTATCTTTATTATCGTTTTAAATTCGCCGATAACTGGGGATCTTCAGGCGCTTTTGGCTTAATGGGCGTCCGGAGAATAGAGCTTCAAGTCGCAGTTACAAAGACATATGAAATAGCTTATCCGGACGAAACCATAACGCTGGCAGATTCCTCAACAGAAATAATTAAAAAGACCATAGCAGCAGTCGAAGTCGACGGAGTAGCTTTAACCGAAGGAACCTCAGTTCTTAATGTTGAGGCAACCGAAAGCTCCTATTGGCAGGATGCGTTAAGCGAAAAATTTTATATCCACGTTCCGGGTGATGGCGATCCGAAAGAGAATACCGTTATCGTTTACTTTTGGGTTTATTTTGCGACAAAGGGAATTGTTTTGGACAGCAGGTATTATGAACCCTATATAGCTGAAAATGGCATCCCGGCTATATCGCAGGAATCGCAGTCAATTCATTGGGGCGCGAGCCAGATATCTTCCGGATCGGTAGTTTTGTTAAACGGTCGGGGATATTTTGACCAGATCGCTAAACGCTGGATCTGGAATAATAAAGACATCAAGATTTTGCTCGGCGGCGATTCTTTGGCATATTCGGAATACACATCCGTTTTTGCCGGCCGGATAATGCAGACTAAATTTTCTAAAACCGAATTTACGCTCGACATCGAATCAAAAGCCTTTGCCCTTTTAAGATTATTGCCGATAAATAATTTCTGGACTACGACATGGGCGAATCTGGACCCGGCTGCCGAAGGCAAATCAATTCCCTATTACTGGGGGTCTTATTCAGCGGCACAGGCCCCGATTGCGACCTGTATCAATACTGCATACGGGGCAAATGTTTATCAGTTTAAGATTTGCGACACAGCGTTTCATGCGATAAAATCAATCACTCAGGTCTATATTGATTATAAAGCCGGTGCTGGATGGCAACCCATAGCGCACAGCAATGAGGATCTCGCAAATGCGACTTTTACAATATCATCAGCATCTTTTGTTGTCGGTACGTCAAGAGTCAAAGTTGCATTCGAGGGGTATCATTCAGCCAGCGTTTTAATCGAAGGTGCTCCGGAAATAGCAGAGGATATTTTGCTTAATCAGTGCGGGTATGCGGCAGGGGATCTGAATTCAACATCCTTCACAACATCAAAAACAATAAGCGAATGCGCTCTGAATGTGGCCATTGAGCGCGAAACATCCGCCTTAAATGTGATTGAAACCATTTGCCAGTCTGACTTGGCCTTTTTTGATGAAGACGGCGCGGGATTATTAAGATATCGCACATGGGAGCCGGTTATCGAATCATCTGTTCCGGTACTGGCAAAAGAGGACATCCTTGAACCGCCTGAAATCGAAGAGGACACAAGTCAATTATTCTGGAAAACAAAAGTCGGTTATTCAAGGCTATATGAAACCGGCGAATACCTTTTTACAGAAGCATCAAACGCAGAGTCAAAATATAAATACGGCCGGGATGATAACCTGACAATCGAAACATATTTACGGAGCAATGCGGATGCCGATCAGCTTGCAGGACGCCTGAACTGGATAACGCGAAACCCTTCTCCGATAATCAGCCTTTTATTAAAAGCCGGACAGATCAGCAAGACTCTGGGCGATAAAATCAAAGTCACACTGACACGCGCTCCGCATGAAACAGTGGGCGGATATGCCGAACGTGCGTTTGAAATAATCAGCAAAGAGATATCCTGCTTCCCTTTATTCGTAAAAATATCAGCAAGGGACACGGCTTTATTCGGGCTGAACGTCGGTTTCTGGATGTCAGACACGGCTCCGGACTGGGCGACTGCAACGGCAGCAGAAAAAGAAGTCAGCGGTTTTTGGACGGATGATGACGGTTATGTTGACAGCACGGAAACGGAATCAAAAAACAAATCATTGTGGTGGTAGGAGATAACGCAAAATGGCATGGACAGCGGCTAATCCGGTGACGGTTGGAAATCCGACAAAGAAATCAGATTATGATAAATTGTGGGATAACGCACAGTATTTACAAATAGCAACTCTCGCGGCTAATTTAAAACTGTTCGGTACTGCTGCCGGAACAAATACCGAGTGGGCGGCGGGATTAAAAATAGGCAGTTTAACGCGGGACACCACGGCGGCCAATGGCGATGTGGCATATACGGGCGTGGGATTTAAGCCAGCGGTTATAATCTTTCTTGCCGGACATTCGACCGATGCGATATCGGTTGGATTCAGCGACGTTACCATCGACGCCTGCGTTATTGTAAGAACCGGGAAGCTGACCGATACCAACGCCATTTATTGCGGCAATACCGATGGGTCTGCATCACAAACAGCGGTCGTTAAATCAATGGATGCGGATGGATTTACCTTGACTTGGACAAAAACCGGAAGCCCAACGGGAACCGACACAGTATATTATTTGGCTATAAGATAGATTAAAGGAGAGTATAAAATGAAAAGATTCCCTAAACGATTATTTTTAATCCTGTTCCTTGTTCTGTTCTACCTTTCCGGTATCGCATTTGCCGAGACCATTGTGGACGGGGTGGAATCTGGCGGTGGATCTGTAACCGAGTCAGCAGTTTCCACCATAAATCATGCTGCAACCGAAAAAGCTAATCTGGTCAATGCAGATGAAATAACCGGGCAGGATTCAGCAGATTCTTTTGCATTGATAAGAACAACTTGGACTTCGGTTAAGGCATTTCTGAAAACTTACTTTGACACTCTTTATCCTCCAATAGCTTCTCCAGCCTTCACAGGCGAAATGACCTTTGCAGCACCTACCGAACTCACAATCGCAACCGACATCATAACGGTCACTCAGCAGTTACATTCAGTTGATACCGAAGCTGATGCAGCCACAGACGACCTGATAACCATTAACGGCGGAGCTGATGGTCAGATTCTATTCCTTCGAGCTAATAATGTTGGAAGAATCGCTACTCTCAAAGAAACCGGAAATATTGTAATTCCACTTGGTACAGAACTTTCCCTTATCAATTCCGAGGGAACGGTAAAATGGGTGATGCTGTATTATGATGCCGGAATATCCAAGTGGGTGGTGGTTGGCTCTTTGCCTGACTCAATAAGCGTCGGCTCAATCAGCTTAGGCGGAATAATTTTAGGAGATTCAACTCCCGGAGTCGCAGGAGGTTTCGGGTATGACTCTGGAAAGTTTTCAATCTTTGGTGCCAACTCAGAGGATCTTTATATAAATGTTGGGAGTGCTGCGAATCAGGCAGCGGTTGGTTCAAATACAGGCATCGACACCATTGACTTTGGCGCAATCAATCTCCTTACCTCTGGTACTATAGGGAGCAAATTCCCCACAGTAGCTGGCGGCGCAGCGGATTTAAGCCTTTCGGTAGCCCAGGTATCAGGGACAAATATATCCAATACGGGGCAGGGAGTTAATAACAGAAACCATACCCTCCCAGTCGCTGAAGCAGGGCTGGTCTTTATAGGTTCTGTAGGTGAAGCTCAAGGAGCGAGCTATTATAGATTCACAGCGAACACGACTCCCACGCCTGATGACTTTATGTGTCTTAATGGAACATGCGGAAAGACCTATGTGTCAATCGCTGCCCCAACTCAGGGCGCACAGGTAATGTGCCGAACCGAACAAATTGCATCCACTGGTATTAAAACAGGTGCTGCGCTGGCAATCGGAACCACAAACACGGCGGTTGCAAACGGAGCTTTCACCTTTGACATCGGCGGTACTGGATACGCAAAGGCCGCAACAGCAGCCGGAACTGCACCGGGTAATGATGTAATCCCACAAGGCACTTTTGGGGCAGTCGCTTTCGACATTGGGGCGGACGGGACAATAGATGCAATCGAGGCTACAGATAATGCAACGGGATACGCTTCTGCGGTTCTTGCCGTGGCTGGTCTTCCTGCGGTTGCCGCTGCTCATACCAGAATGGGGAACGTGACGGCTTCCAAGTCGGATGGGACTTTCACGTTTGGAACCACTGCCCTTGACGCTGCTAGCACAACGGTTGCATATACCAGCTCTACGGCTTACACAAAACCATATAACTGGATGTGTAATAGCAGCGTGGGAACATGGGCGACTGATTAATGGGAGGTTACATGAAGAAACTTAGTATCATATCATTATTGATTCTCTTATTCCCTGCCTTCGCCTTTGCTGGCGGTGCTTCCACCGTGATGATGGCGGGGAGCGGGGGGAGTGTAGCTCCGGCCTGTAGTGATTTAGCGACTGCAAGAACGGATGGTGATATTTCACAGGCTATAAGCGATGGCACTACAGGAATGGTAGCATCTGCCATTACAGCCACATCTTCGGGAACAGCCCTAACTGTATATGTTAAGATTTCTGATGTTGGAACTCCTCCGGGGTATCTGTACGCCTACCTCTGCCCTTCTGATGGCAGCGCCCCGGCATCCGGTACAGCGCTTGATGCCTGCGTGCAGTCAACGACTACAAACATCGGCCCACCGGGAGCATCATCCGTAGATGTTAAGTATAAATTTGCTGGATATTCAATTACAGACACAAGCGTTTATCATATAGTTCTAAATCCTTCTGTCGGCGGTGATGGCAGTAATTATTACAGATGGCTTTGCAATCGAACAGCAACTAATGCAGGCGGTATGGATCAAGATGCCGACGGAACTCCGGCATGGACAAGCATTGATACATCCGCCCAATGTAATTTTAGGATAACTTCCTGTGATGAATAAAACACTTATATCATTATTATTGATTATTCTTATGCCTTTTTGTGCGTATGCAGCTTGCACGGATAATGGAGATGGCACATTTACGACAGACGGTAACGAGGCGGCAGATGTGGCGGAGTGCATTACGGCTGCGAGTACGGGGAATACCATTAATGTTATTGCCGGTGACGGTGCGGCTGCGTGGGCTGCTCCCGTTTCGGTTACTAAGGCGGTTAAAATCATCGGCCCAGGCAAAACCAATTTGACAATCACATGGTCAGGCGCAAGTGCTTTTAATATTGATACTATTGATGATTGGCGGATAAGCGGATTTAAGTTTTCAACAGCTTCGTCTCAAACTGCCATTGTTATTAGCAACGGTTCGGGGTGGAGGCTTGACGCAAACGATTATACCAACACACAGTCGGATTCAGGACTTTTTGCGAATATTGACGTTACTGTTTCTGGTGATAACGCATACGGGTTGATTGACAACAACACTCTGTATAATGCGCGAATATTAATGTCCAATTCAAGCCTCTCGTCGGCAGGGATAAATTCACTTTGGGATGATGCCTTGGATTTGGGGTCTGCGAATGCGGTGTATATTGAAAACAACATATTTGATGATGATGGTACTTTTACTAAAAACGATGTGGACAGCAATAGGGGATCAAAATACGTTTATAGATATAATAATAACGCCAATGGAATTATGGCGCATGGGCTTCTAACTGGATACAGGGGAAGCAAAACCTGGGAGATTTATAACAACTCATTTAATAGCCGATCAATCAAAACGTGGCAAGCCATTTATTTTAGAGCTGGAACCGGCGTAATATTCAGAAACGATTTTACATCAGAGATTGATTTTAACGGAAGCATTGAGTTTGACCTGGAGCGAAAAACCACTTGTCCGAACGACTACCCTGACTGCACCAATACTACAACCAGAACCGGAGCTTGTGACGGAGACCATGAATGGGATGGAAATACAGAGGCAGGGGAGATTGCGGGTTATCCTTGCAGAGACCAGATAGGCAGGGGGTTTGACTCCTCTAATTGGGCTGATTCTTCCGCAAGGCCAGTCCCTTCACAGGCATTAACCCCTGTGTATATATGGGGAAATATTAAGGGCGTAAATGCTGTCACAAGCATATATGTTCCATCGGCAGATGGCGATAACTTAATGATCGTGGCTAACCAAGATTACTATATTAACGGAGCAACTTTTAACGGTACATCCGGTATTGGCTCCGGCCTTCTTGCTGCAAGACCGGCCACCTGTACGACAGGGGTGGGTTATTGGGGAACTGACACCGAGATACTTTACAAATGTACGGCTACGGATACATGGGCTGCTTATTATCAGATGTATACTTGCCCCCATCCACTCGCAGATCCCGGAGCGACAGGCTCATGCACGGCAACGGCAGGAACTGGTGGGTATATTTTAGATCAGGCTCCTCCGGTCAGAACGGTTTCAATAAGTTCGGGTACGGGATATTCAGCTATTCCTTCGGGCGACCAGTCTATCGGTGATGGAGAAACGGCGGAATTTACAATAGACCCCGATTATGGGTATGACATAGCTTCTGCGACAGGATGCGGCGGCTCTTTGGTCGGTACAACATACACGACAGCAGCCATTACCGGGGATTGCTCAATTACGGTTGCGGTGATAGCACATTTAATGGACATTGCAAGCGGAACGGGGACTGTAAATTTTGGAGGCGTAACGTCAAATGTAACACTTGGGAATTAACTTTTAACAATGAGAGGATGCTGACTCATGACAACCTGGAACAAAGAAGAGCGGAGATCAAACAGACTTCATGAAGATGATATTGCCTTAATTGTGGCAGGTGTTTCAGGTTCAATCAGTGAACATGTCTGCCGATTTTCAAAGATTGAAACCAGAGACATGGAGGCTGTAGTTGAATTTGTGCAGAGCATTATGGACACTACGACAACTACAAAGAAACTGATTTGGAAATTAGTCGTGTCTGTTACTGTAATCGCTCTTCTTGGATGGACGGTAGTGGGGTTTATTTACCGAATAAAAGAAGCCATTACTGGCGGTATTAAATAGGGAGCATGATGAGCGAATTTTCCAAAGCATCTGCGTTAAAACTTGCATCCTGCGATGAACGTATCCAAAGGGTATTCAATGAGGTTGTTAAACACTTCGATTGCGTTATCATTGAGGGCCACAGAGGGCGTGAAGACCAGAACAGGTATTACAACGAGGGCAAATCTAAGCTGGCATGGCCTCAAGGTGAACATAATTCGGTACCCTCAAAAGCTGTTGATGCTGTACCGTATCCAATTAACTGGAAAGACATTAACCGGATTTGTTATTTTGCAGGGTACGTTATGGCGACTGCGTTATCAATGGGAATTAAGTTAAGATGGGGTAAAGATTGGGATGGTGACACAGAGCTCAATGACCAGACGTTCCAAGATGGGCCGCATTTTGAGATTATGGACTGACATATGAAAACAGAGCGAAGGGTAAACAGGCAAAAAGAGTTTATGCAGGTACTGGCTATCTTGGTGCTTCTGTTCTCCTTTCTGTTCTTTGTCGGTGTCGTGTTCCTGCCTATCCCTGAGAGTGGCGTAAGAAATGCTGACCTAATACTCGGTGCTTTGCTTGGAACAGGCTTTAACGCTATTTTACAGTATTATTTTGGGTCAAGCAAAAGTAGCTCGGATAAGCGTGAAGACCTCGCTGGTAAAATTGCGGACAAGGAACAAACTGAATCCACCACGACTACGAAAACAAAGACGGAGACAACGGGATGAATCAAGACCAATTCCTATCGGAACTTAAAGCAAAAGCTGGTGACTATCCCTTTATTGTATTTTCAAGAAATATGAGGTCATGGCTGGGGTCTTCAATATCGAATGTCACCAAAGGAACATATAACCACTTCATGTGGTTAATCGATTATGACACAGTTGCCACACAGGATAATATGTTCTCGTATGCAAGCATCAGGGATTACATGGAGGGTGAACATATCCTGAAATTCGTAATTGACACTCGCTGGTTGCCGGAAACTCGTATGTGGTTACAGGATGCGATTAATGCGGATTTGAGATTACCTTTTTATAAAAGGCTTTATGACCCTGTTGCTATATTTGGTCAGCTTATACATCAACCTTGGATTCAATTACCTTGGTGTGATATATGTTCCGAAAGGGGCAAATATCTCAATCAGGTTGACCCACAATACACGTTAAGGCATCCGTCACCTTCTGATATTAACCGATACATGAAAGACCATCAGGCGTTACCTGAGAACGGCATGATGGGTTATTTTGTGGTTGATCGTTATTTGCCGGAGGATATTTAATGACATCCCGTGACAAGCTATCCCTCCTCCTTTTGTGTGTCGTGCTTATTATCTGCGTAGGGATATTCTGGTGCGTTATGGAGTCGCTTTAACAAGTCGGGCAATCCCGGCCTTTCCCTGAACCGTGTATCGGGCAATCATAGGTTTCTTCGTCTTCCTCAAACTTTGCCCTTCTTGATATTTCCCTGTTTAAATACCAAATAGCCTTCTGTAGGTCTTCTATCGGACTCCCCTTATGGTCGGCTCTCAGGATATACTTAACCGCATTACCCAAACAAAAATTCAGGTTCTCGGTTATGTCTATAACCTCAAGCCCATTGGGAAGCCATGTATAATGTTTCGGATGATTTATATTGTCGGTCATTTCATACCCCTCCCTCAGAACATCTTAATCTGCCCGGTTAATTGAACGGCAACATCTCCTGCGACAATCGCCTGACAGCAATTTCAACATACTTTTCTTCAATCTCAATTCCGATGGCTTTCCTGCCAAGTTGTTTTGCGGCAACCAAAGTCGTGCCTGAACCCATGAAGGGGTCAAGGATGGTGTCGCCTGTATCGGTTAGTCTTGATACTAAAAATTTCATAAAAGGCAGAGGTTTTTGGCTTGGATGGTTGAATTTTGGTTCTGATCCGATTGTAAAATCACAGGCATCTTGCCCGCCATGTTTTATTTCTTCCCCACCGCAAACAGCCGGAATCCAATTATTATAACCAATTGCGCCATGTGTCATTCCGTTTAAGTTATGACCGGCAATTATCCATCGATATTGTTCTCCCATTGCTTTTATGCAATCGTAAATTTTCCACAGGCCGGGCATTACACAAACAGCCTGAGAACATTTAAAAAATTCAGATATACACCATGATGGAAACTCATTGTCCCATTCAGCTTTTCCTATACCATAGGGTGGGTCGGTTAAGACCAAATCAACGCAATTAATTTGGGGGAGAATGTTTCTACAATCATTGTTATATATTATTATTCCACCATGCTCATAGTATGGTTTCAGTCTGTTTTCTTCCCGTTCAATGGTTTTTTCTGCCATTCTATCGTTTCTCCTCTTTGCGGACAGCTATCTGGAACGGGGTCATTCCCATAAACTTTCCCATCCATTTTTGGGCAATACATGAGCATGCTTTCAAACTTAATTCCTATTGCATACGGGCACATTCCACAGATTAAAATCTTCATATTTAAACCCCTTTCAAGTAGTCGTAATACGGTTTCATTTCACCACCTCATCAAAACAACCGGCGCATCCAGCCGGGATTAACGGGCTTGCTTCATCTCCTCAAACTTCTGCAAAATAGCGTCTATGCGATTATCTATAAAGGCTAAAACGTCTTCCTTAAACCATTCTCCGTGTAGCCTATACCCTGAAAGCTGATCGTGAAGCTCTTTTTCAAGCAAAAATGGAATTTTGTCTATTAACCTTACAACTATAAGTTTAAATGGTGATCCGGTTTGAAGCGCAACCAGTCTTTTCTCGATGTTCTTGGAAACACCTATTTTAATAAGGCCGCTCCCAGTTGCTTGTAAAATGTACATGTTTGTAACTGGCGACGCCAGCAAAACGGATTTTTTTTGGCTTTTTTGAGCGCGCTCTCTTTCCTTTTTTCCTGCCCTGACCCAATAAAGGCGAAGCTGCTCCTGCGCTATTTTAATCTTCTCGCGGCTACATTCCCTGCAAACATTAAGCCGCCCGTCCTTCTTGCTTATGTCAATGCCAAATCTCTTTATTGGCTTTCTAATAAAGCATCGTTTGCATGTTCTTTCATCTGATTTCATCTGCCCTCACTCCCAAAGCCTTTGCTACAGCCTTAATGGTTGACAGCTTTTTTGCGTGCCTGACCCGATAGAAAGCTACTTGCGGTGTTTTAACACCCATCTTCACGGCAAGCTCGTCCAAGGTCATTCCCTTTGCCTTCATTATCCGTTTGATGTTCTTATGTTTTGTTTTCATGTTTTCCATATACACAACAATAAATAGGATGTCAATAGGAATCTTTAAATAATTTTTAAAAAAACTTTAAAATAAATGTTGACAAACGAAAACGGCGGGTATAGATACAAAACAACATGACGTACGAACATCAAAAATTATCCCATATTGATAAGAAATATATGATCTTAAACTGATAACCCCGAAGGAGGCTTAAATGGAAACAATCAGGTCAAACGGTATGCAAACATCTTTTGCAAAAGTAAATGGAGTGCTGGTTCCGCTTGAACATTATGTAAGCGAAAAACCGGGGAATTGCCGGGTCTTCGGTTGGGTTCTTGCGGTGGCCTGCATGTTTCTGGTCGGTTATTTTTATTTTTGTATTCTGCCGAAATAAAGGATTATTCCAATGACACAGCAAGAATTATTCCATCCACGTCCGGCCCCGGACAAGCTCTTTTCTCCGGGAACTCAGTCTTACCAATTATACGAAAGGCTTCTCGCCGGTGAAGTCACAAACTCCGAGATAGTCCGGCAGATGGGGATCTTCAATAGCACCGGGCGCATAAGCGATATCCGGGCAAAACTGAAACCCTATTTAATGGATATTGAGGCCAGCAGAATTGATAAGGGGCTATTTAAATACACACTGAAAGGGCAACCAGCTAATTTTGAAAGGATAAAAACATGAAAGCAGCAGTCAAACACGACATGGTTCTTTTAAAAAAGATATTCGCACAAGGCGAAATGACCACAATCGAAGTTTCAGAAATGTTCGATATCTGCGTCAGGAAAGCCGGGGAGCTTAGAAAAGAGTGCGGATTTATCACTTCCAAGCGTCTTAAGTGTAACGTGTGCTTGGAAGATCGAGCCGTCAACTGCTTCAATTCTAAACACGCTGGCATATGTATCAAGTGCCGAAGAATCATGGGGATAGAAAAGCAATACGGGCGGCATGGGGGACGGCCGAAAACCGAGGCTATCCCGACAATCAGGTCGAAATGTTTGAAGTGCGAACCGGCCAGGTGGTTTTTAAGCCCGGTCGGATATGACGGGAAAGCCTTGCATCATATCTGCCCGTTCCATCAGAAAATGAATAAGTGGTTAGGGGAGGATGAAGGCTTTTACGCTGATGTTAATCATAATATTTTAAGGTATGGGTGAAAGGGGGTTTTATGGCTGAAAAAGAACCTAAAGAAAAAGAAATATTGAAAGAACTTGAAGTCGCAAAAACAGCAGGGGCAAATCTTTTAATGCCCTCAACTCAAATTGCGGGCCTTTCGGAGTTTCATGCGCCGGTAATTGAAAAGGTTGTTTTGAGCTCAGATCCGAAAGACGGTGACGTTTATCCGCATAGCTCAGAAGACGACGAAAACAAACAGAAATTCCGGCTGACAAAACAGGCTTTGATGAAACTGTCGGTTTGCGCTGGAATCATCTGGTCGGTAGGTGAGACCAAAAGGCTGGATAACAGATCTGATCGTAATTATTGCGCGTTTGCAGCAGTCGGTGGGATTAAGAAGGCCGATGGTCAACCAGTCTTTTTCCGGGCTGAATACGACATTGATTTTGAAGTTGTAGAAGAAGAGCTCCGGGAATCCTACGAGGCCAAAGCCAAAAAATATAAGAAGGATGCAAGCGCTAAAGAAAAGGCTGATTATGTCGAATTCTGCGTAAAGCGCGACATGTTACAGAAAAGAAAACATAAACTGAAATTAGCGGAGGCCGGGGCCATGAACAGAGTTGTCAGGGAAATATTAGGACTCAAAAACGCTTACACGAAAGCCGAGTTAGCGAAACCCTTTGTCATGGTTCGAATAGTTTTCCGGCCCGACTACAACGACAAAGAA